GATAGACCAAATATGTTAAAAAAAGCAGAAAACTAACATATAGTTTTATGAAGGATTTTAAAGAAATGACAGATGACGAGTTCAACCATGCAGTTGAATTTGCTAAAGATGAACCGGATTCCCGTTATTGTATATTTATGCAACGAACAACGGGCTATCGGTTCTTTCGTGGGGATAATCACGTGGCGACACCACGCTACATATTGTACCACAGGTTTAAGCACTACCCCCACAACCTTGAACTGTTGGAACAAGGCACACACCCAGATTATCGTCGACTTCCGAAGCCTGATCTCGAAAACGCAAGTGAAGAACTGTGGGAAAGCCAATCTGAATAATAATGGCTAAAAGTATAGGTGAATTAAAGAATATTCATGGGGGCAAAGATGTTTTTGTTCTTGGGTCTGGCAAAAGCCTTGACTTTATACCTAAGTCGTTTTTTGATGGAAGAATAACGATTGGTGTAAATTTTGTGTACCAATCTATAAAGACAAAATATTTAGTTTGCCATCATCATTTATTTTGTCAGGAAATAGTAAATGCGGGGATGACGCTTGTGACAAGTGAACACGATACGTGTATTTACGGAAGGCCACAACACGCAGGAAATCAAAGTTATATTGATGGTGATTATTATGTATATAAGCACCCAAACCAGGGATATACACAGATAGATATTTCGTATTTTAACGAACCCGAATATCTAATTGCGGGTGGAACGATTATAACAACCGCCATACATCTTGCCTATCGGATGGGCGCAAAGTGTATTTTTCTTGCAGGTGTTGACGGTGGACTGATCGACGGAAAAACAAACATATCTACCTATAAGAACCCAACAAATAAGGATCATTTTGAAAACACACAATCACAGTTAGTTGAAATATCAAACCATATAAGACAGCTTGGTGTTCCGGTTATGTCTATTAATCCCTGGATAGATTTTGGTCTTGAAGGACATAAATTTACGAAATGAAAATAACTGTTTTTATGCCTAAAATATACGGTGGTACAGGTCTGTATCGCTGTCGTATGCCACACGATACACTTGGGTTTGATGTTGAATATACCGATATACCTAAGATAGAATTTCTTAATGGTGATATTGTATTTGCGTCAAAAATGTACTTTACACCCATCCTTCCGTTATTGCCTACATTAAAGACGATGGGTATTAAACTAATTGTTGACTATGACGATTATTGGTCGTTACCACAAGATCATCTATTATACGAAGCATATAAGGCACAAAATACAAGTAAATTATTAGCGGATTCACTTCGACTATTTGATTATGTAACCTGCACAACCGAACTTCTTGCTAACGAAATACGACCTATCAATAAGAATGTGGTTGTGTTTGAAAATGCTGTTGATATGACGCTTGACCAATTCAAACTTGCGCCCATAGAAGATGAAAACTATCGCTTTGGTTGGGTCGGAGGTCATTGTCATCTACCAGACATTAAACTATTAGAAGGTACGCCTGAACGCCTTACAACCGAGTTCGACAAGTATCGCATCAACCTGTTTGGACACGACAATCAGGCAAACAGTATCTATAACGAATTTGCCAAAGTGCTTTCCGGTTACGGTAAGGCCAACGATAAGTTGAACGTCTATTCACAGGCTCCCGTAGAAAAGTACACGATATTCTACAACCTGATTGACTGTTGTCTGATCCCGCTTGTAAACAATAAGTTCAACACAATGAAATCAGAACTTAAATTGGTCGAAGGTGCAATCTTTAAAAAGCCGTGTATTGTAAGCGACACAATGCCGTACAAGAAGCACATGACCGATAAAAACAGTCTTTCTGTGACTAATAAGACGGATTGGTATAAGCACATGAGAAGATTATTAAAAAATAAAAACATGGGCATTGACCTTGGCAATCAGTTGTTTATGGATTTAAAAGACAAATTCGATATAAAAAATGTGAATAAGCGTAGAAAAGAATTTTACGAAAGTATTGTTTAATTCAGAAATAATACATATATTTGTAATCTCATTGAGGGTTTATTCATGGTGTTTTAAGGTTTCCTAAGCCTCCGGCAATCCCAACGTCGGGGGCTTTTGTTTTTCTACCCTATTAAGCGTAACTTTACCAAAAAATAGGGTTATGTTCTCGGTATCTGAAATTATTACGGCAGGGTCGGATTTGGTAGGGTGGCGACAGTCAGCAAACGCTTTATGGGCATCACTTACCGACGGTCTGAAAACTTCTACAAGCGGGTATTATGTCAATGACCTTCCCGGTGTTGACTTCGATGTTATCAACTACGCTTTAAGCGACGATTACGCATCGGTAAACGACTATCTGCAAACGGTTCACGAATCGCAGATCGTTGACCTCGTGGAAGGGTTTGTTTCAAAAAGTAAGTCAATCTTAGGCAGTCGTTCTGTGCTAAACAACTTTGATGTGTCAAACGGTGTTGCTGACTATACTGACTTGGCAACAAAAAATGCACGGTTCGTCGGTTGGTTGATAACGCCACGTTCGAGCAATAACCTTCGTACCGAAATCACGAAGTTGGGACTGCAACTTTCAGCAAGTCAATCCCTAAAAATCTATCTGTACGAAACAAGCCAGCAGTCCGCAATTCATACCGAAACGGTTAGTTATACTACCCCGCTGTCTTTAGCGTGGACTTCCGTATCGGGATGGACGTGTGACTTCAGGGGGGATTTGGGTACACGTCAACAATACCTTCTTGGGTACTATGAATACGACCCGAACAACGTAGTAACCGGACAACTTACGGGTTCTGCCGTAGAATATGATTTTGACTGTGGTTGCGACAATTCACCACGCAAAGTATTTGGTGAATATGTGTGGATTCAGCCTGTCGAAATTCCTAACGACAAGTTGAACTATTCGGGTGGTGAATATAAACTGCCAAACATAAACGATTTAACTTCGTACTACTGTGATGAATCACGTGGGCTTTTTGCCAAGATCAACGTGACGTGTGACATCACGGACGTACTCATAGATAACATAGATGTCTTTGGTAAGGCGATGCAGTATTCGGTAGCCGTGCGTATTCTTGACGACTATTTGGCAAGTAAACGCCTAAATGCGGTGGTTGACGCCAAGCGTTATCGGGAATTTGCCGAAAATAAGCGCAATATGTATTGGTCATTCCTAAACGGATGGATTGACACAACCGGATTTCGTCATCGTGGGCTTATCGAAGATTTGGTTATTGACTTTTCACGCATCGACGACGTATGTCTACCGTGCGACAACAGACAACTTAGAATAGGGCTTGTGGGTAGATGACCGAGAAACAACTAAACGGCAAAATAAGCGCACTTCCGCAACATATACAGGCGGTTGTTACACGGTCTTTGAATAAGCGTAAAAAACAGATTCTTGACCTGAATAAAGGACAATTACTTGCTGGTGAAGATTCTATGGGCAAAGAATTTGGCGACTATAAAAGCGCATCGTGGGTTCGTAAGCGCAAGAAGAAAGGACTGCAAACGGGGTATATTGACCTTAAATTCGACGGCAATTTTCAAAAGAATATGTTTGTCGACATATCCGGCGCAGGAATTAAGATAGGCAGTAAAGACGACAAGACGGAACAATTAGTGCATCATTGGGGCGACGATATATTTGGTCTTAGTCAAGAAAACCTTGACGCATTGACAGAAGAAATAGCAACAGACTTAGCGAACGATCTAAAAACCTACTTTACATGAACAAAATTAAACTTGGTCAAACGGAATGGCTACTTTGCGAAGATGTGTACGACATTAACGACAAACGGTTTAACTTCTTTAAGATGTACTTACTTAAATCTTTGGAAGGTATTGACCGCCCGTTATTTTCAGAATCATTGCAAAAGGCTATCGACTTTACAAACAAGCATCGGTACGTTGAAGCAATCGCTGTGATGCAGAATTATGGACAGGCTATCGAAAAAGACGGGTATAACGAAGATGCGTTAAGTAAATGCTTTGCCCTGATATGCCTATACGACGGTGAAGATCAACTTAATGTAGACGAAAACTTCCTGAACGAAAAGTTGGCGAAACTATGGGCAGATGGTCTTACTCGTGGGTTCGTGGAGGAATCCGTGCGAAATTTTACAATAGCGTCGCCGACCAGCTTCGGGGCTTACTCATTGAAACTGGCGGAGATGACGCAGACG